CGAACCTCGCCCGGTCCGCGTACAAGTCGAACGGGATCGTGTTCGCGTGCATCCTCGCCCGCATGCAGCTCTTTGCGGAGGCGCGGTTCCTGTACCGGCGGCAAAGGAAGTCCCGCCCCGGTGATCTTTTCGGGTTCGCGGGGGACGACCTCGAGATTCTCCGGCACCCGTGGGACGGCGGCACAACCGGGGATCTGCTCTCGAGGATGCTTCTCCACGTCGACCTGGGCGGTAACTCGTACGTCGTCCGTGACGGCGGCATGCTGACGCCGCTTCGCCCCGACTGGGTGACGATCCTCGGCGGTGTCCCCGAGGACGAGGACGCGACCGTGTGGCATCCGAGGGCGAAGGTGCTCGGGTACGCGTACCAGGAGGGCGGTAAGGCGCTCGGGAAGGATCCGGTGTTCTATCTTCCGGAGCAAATGGCGCACTTCGCGCCGCTGCCTGACCCGGAGGCACGGTTCCGCGGCATGTCGTGGTTGCAGCCCGTGGTGCGCGACGTGATGGCCGACAAGGCGATGACCGACCACAAGCTCCTGTTCATGGAGCGCGGCGCCTCGAGGAACATGGTTGTAAAGCTCGACGTGCCCGACCTCAAGCAGTTCGAGGACTGGACACGGCTTTTCCGGGAACAGCACGAAGGCGTGGCGAACGCCTACAAGACGATTTTCCTCGGTGCGGGCGCTGACGTCAGCGTGGTTGGCGCGGACATGCAGCAGATCGAGTTCGCCGCCACCCAGGGCGCCGGCGAAACCCGGATCGCCGCTGCCGCCGGCGTTCCGCCCGCCATCGCGGGGCTGTCCGAGGGACTGCAGGGCTCGAGCCTGAACGCCGGCAACTACGTGGCCGTCAGACGGCGGTTCGCGGACATGACGATCCGCCATTTGTGGCGGAACGTCTCCGGGTCGCTCGCCCGCATCATCACTGTCCCGTCTGACGCAGAGCTCTGGTACGACGACCGCGATATCGCGGCGCTCAAGGAAGACCAGAAGGACGCCGCGACGATCCGCCAGCTGAACTCCACAACCGCGAAGACACTCGTGGACTCAGGCTACGACCCCGACAGCGTCATCGCCGCGATCGCGGCCGACGACCTCGGACTGTTGAAGCACACCGGCCTCGTGTCGGTTCAGTTGCAACCACCGGGCACCCAGGCAGCCCCGGAGGCGGCGCCGGCAGATCCGGCCACCCCGCCAGAGAACGGGCAGCCCCCCAAACGCGGCATCAGGGAGCTTCTGATGTCGCTTGCCCCGGAGGAATAACCGATGGATACCCCCGACATCAACGCCCTCGAGGCGGGCGTCAGCCTGCCCCCCAGGGACTACGTGGTGCGCTCGGTCATGCCGGGTGTCGAGCTCCGCTCAGCGGAGGACGGCACCCGCACCCTGCACGGCCATTTCTCCGTGTTCAACGAGTGGACGGAGATCCGGTCGATGTGGGAGGGCACGTTCATCGAGCGGATCGCCCCAGGCGCGTTCGCCAAGACGTTCCAGGAGCGCGGCGACCGGATCAAGGTGCTGTTCGACCACGGCCACGACCCCCAGATCGGCAACAAGCCGTTGGGCAAAGTCCGATCGCTCACCGAGGACGAGAAGGGCGCGGCGTACGAGGTCGACCTGTTCGACTCCTCGTACGTCCGTGACCTGATCCCCGCCCTCGAGGCGGGCACGCTGGGCGCGTCGTTCCGGTTCCGTGTCGTCCGCGAGGACTTCGATGAGGAGCCCGAGCGGTCCGCGTACAACCCGGATGGTCTGCCTGAGCGCACGATTCGCGAAGCAGCGGTCGCGGAGTTCGGCCCCGTCACGTTCCCCGCGTATGAGGGGGCGACCGCGGGGGTTCGTTCGACCACCGACGATTTCATCCTCAAGCGTTTCATGCAGGAGCCGGACATGCTCCGCGCCCTGATCCTGAACTTGCTTCCCGCCGGCACCGAGCAGGGCGGCGAGGAAGCACCCGCACCCACACCGAGCGTCGAGCCTGTGGCTCACCCTCGAGCCGTGAGCCGCGGCCATGTCCCCCTGTTCGGACTTGACCACAAGGAGAAGCCATCATGGCAGCTCTGAGTGTTGCGGACATCGACGCACGTAGCGACGAGGCCCGCAACCGCATCAAGGAGCTTGATGCTGCCGCAGCCGGCGAGATGTTCTCGGAGGAGCAGCGCGACGAGTGGAACGCGCTGAACACCGAGCTCGAGGCGCTTGCGAAGCATCGGGCCGAGCTTGTCGCTCGCCAGGAGGTCGTCGCCAAGCTGTACGGCGAGGACCGCGGCGAGGATGAGCAGCCGAAGCCCCGCACGGGCGTTTCTGCCCGCAAGGCGGTGCCGGAGGATCTGACCGATCTTTCCGCGTACCGGCAGCACAACGGTTCGTTCGACCAGCTTTCCGATGCCTACCGCGAGGGCGCCAAGCGCCTCGTGGAGCGCATGCGGCCCGCTGGTGAGGGCGCGGACCGTGAGGCCACCCAGGAGCGCCTCGAGCGGCTCCTGGACGGCATCGACACGGCGAACCGTGACGGCGAGAAGGGCACGCTTGCCCGCCGCATCATCGCCACGTCGAGCCCCGCGTATCAGCGGGCATTCGGGAAGATCGTGTCGAACCAGGCGCACGCGATGACGCCGGAGGAGCAGCGTGCTGCTTCGCTGACGACCACCGCTGGCGGCTACGCGGTTCCGGTCACGCTCGACCCGACCGTGATCCTGTACGCGGGCGGGTACATCAACCCGATCCGCCAGGTCGCGGACGTCCGTACGATCACCGGCAACACGTGGGAGGGCGTCAACACGGCCGGCATCACCGCCGGTTACGGCGACGAGGTCACGGAGGCGTCCGACAACGCCCCCACGATCGCTCAGCCCACGGCGAACGTCGAGAAGGCGTTTGCGTTCGTCCCGTTCTCGATCGAGATCGGCCAGGACTGGGCAGGGTTCCAGTCCGAGATGGCCGAGCTGTTCGCGGACGCGAAGTCGAGCCTGGAGAACACCAAGTTCCTCAAGGGGCTTGGGCACACCTCGCACGAGCCGCAGGGGCTCATCTCGGTCGGCGGGTACACCGCGATCGTCTCGACGGCCACCACGGCTGTCGTTGCGGCGGCGGACCTGTATTCGCTGGAGTCGGCCCTTCACGTTCGGGCACGCACCGCGCCCCGCACGTGCTTCTTCGGGAGCAAGGGCTTCTACCAGAAGGTCCGTCAGCTCGACACGGCTGGTGGAGCGAACCTGTGGGTTCAGCTGCAGAACGCCAACCCGCCCGAGCTGCTCGGGTATCCGGCATACGAGTGGTCCGCGTACGACAACACCCCGACGACGTCCGGTTCCACGGTCGCGTCGTTCGGTGACCCGTCGCGGTTCCTCATCGTTGACCGGGTCGGGATGGACGTCGAGCTGATCCCGCACATGTTCGCAACCGCGAACAACCGGCCTTCGGGCCAGCGCGGGCTCTACGCCTACTGGCGGAACAGCTCGGGCATCAAGAACCCGTCGCTGGGCGCCAACTCGGCGTTCTACAGCCTCAAGGTGCTGTAGGCCAGCAAGGGACAAGTGGTGGGGGGTCGCCCGGTGGCCCCCCACCAATCCTTACCGGGAGGACTCATGCCAAGGATTCGCACACAGCCCAAGAGGGCGTATGTGCCCACGGACTCGTTCGTGGCGAACGTCGACGGTGTCGACAAGGTCTTCCACCATCGGCAGACGTTGGTGTGGGAGGGCGACCCGATCCTGGAGCGCTACCCGCATCTGTTCGAGGAAGCGCAGCCCCAGTGGGAGAGCGCGGTGGACGAGGTTCGCGCGTGAAGATCATGTGGAACAGCGTGGCCCCGTGGATTCCCACGGGCTACGGGCAGCAGACAGCACAGGTCGTGCCCAGGCTTCGCGCCGCAGGGCATGACGTCGCCATCTCGGCGAACTACGGCCAGTTGGGCGGCCTCGGGTTCTGGGGTGACACGCTCGTCTACCCCGCCGACCACACCGGTCTACAGAAGCTCGCGCTGCCGCAGCACGTCAAGCATTGGGCGGGCATCAACGGCTGGTCCCCCGACGACGTCCTCGTCATCACGCTCTTTGACGTTCACGTCTGGCTCAACTCGGACTTCGGCGGATGTCTCGCCCGGTTCCACGACCTGAACAACACGGCGTGGGTGCCCGTCGACCATCAGCAGCTTCCGCCGCTGGTGGAGAAGTCGTTGAAGGACTACGGCGTGCGCCGCCCGATCGCCATGAGCCGATTCGGGCATGAACGCCTGCTCGATGCCGGGTTCGATCCGCTCTACGTCCCGCACGGGATCGACACCGAGGTTTACGCCGAGAAGGACAAGCTCGAGTCAAGGGCGCTGTTCAAGATCCCCGACGACAGGTTTGTGATCGGGATGGTGGCGAACAACGCCGGGAACATGCCTTCCCGCAAGGCGTTCCCCGAGGTGTTCGAGGCGTTCGCCCGGTTCCAGAAGGACAACCCCGACGCGTTCCTGTATTTGCACACGGACATTTTCGGGTTCGACCGTGGCCTCAACCTGCTGTCGCTCGCAGCGCGATTCGAGATCCCCGAGGACT